CGTTTGCGTCTCTGGCTGGGAACGCTACCGAGTTAACCGTTTGCGCGGTGGTGGTGGTGACCGTTAACCCGTTATTGACCCAAACCACGTCAAACAACTGGAAATTGCACACCACCGAAGTGGCAATGTTCATCTGCGCCAGGTAGTTGGATCCGGTTGACGGGTTGGCGATAACCAAACACCCGGCATCCGTTGACGTGGTGCCATCGGTGGCTCTACCTGCTACCCCTGATGTCCCAACAGACCACGCACCAGGAAATCCGCTATCCTTAGACCAGCAATACCAGTTACCAGCCGCCTCTGGCGCGGTTCCCACCTTGTGCAGGCTGGCAGCAAAGCCATTAACGCCGTTTTGTATAACGTTGTTGCTTTTTTCACGGCCTGACGAGTCAAACACCCGCCAACCGTTGCCGTCGTTATACTGGTAGCTTTCCCCTGGCAACAGCGACACCGTGGGCGTTATCGCCCTGGCGTTACTGCCATCCCACACGGCAAAATAAAACGTCATGGTGGTATTGCCGCGATTTGTATAGGCGGCATACTTCAACTGGCGTTGCGTCGATGCCCCTGGCGCACTTACCGCCGTGGTGGTGGTAGCTGAGCTGATACTGCCCATAGACTCGGCAGGGGTAAACGCCGAGGTGGTGATATCGGCATAGCTGTTGTAATAGTCCAGGATGCCAGCCGTCGAGGTCACACACCTGAGCGTGTGACTTGTTGAGTCCAGAATAATCATCTAAAACCTAACCGAGGCCCTAGCCATCACCTGCGGATGGGTTAAGCCACTACTAACGGTTGATGACAGCGTGCCCCCTGACAGGGATAAGCCGCTTCCCACTGTGATTTCTTGTGTGTCCCCTGCTGAGCCTGCCGAACGACCCAAAAGCCTGTTATCGGTCACGCTGGGCATCTTTCCAAAGGTTACCGCCCTGGCGTCAATGGTCCATGTGGCACCTGAGCCACTAACGGTAATGTCCCCTTTATCGCCGTCAGAGACGCCGCCGCTGCCACCACTTGAGGCAATATCTAATTTGTCGGTACTGCTGTTGTAGGTAAGGGTAACGTTTGTTCCTGCTGCCAGGTATTGGGTAATTAATGATTTAACTTCCCGGCTAAAGTTTGACCTGGCCATTTAAATGCCTGCAATAAAATAAATTTGCCAACTGGCGTTAGTGCAGTTGAACGACGCCCCAGTGGTCTTGTCCGCAATAAATATGGGCTTGGTATCATCTGCAAATCGAACGTTCAGGTTAGTTGCATCGGGGCGGACTGCAACGCCAATAGCCTGCGTCGTGCCACGCATTGTTATTCCAATCGGGACAATTTCTTTATCCCCTACCGAATGCCCACCCTCTGCGCTGGTACATTGCACGTATGCGGTTACCCACTTTGGGGTTGTTGGCAGCCCGTGTGGGAGTGTTAAACTCCCTGCGCTGCTGATTGTCTGCCCAGTACTTGCATAAGGGGTAACGTTTATCCATTCGCTCCCGTTGTAGTAAAGGTGAGCACCAGTTGTCACACTGGTAATGGTGACATCAGTTAAATCATCAATGGCCGACGCACCACTGGATGTTGGAATAGTGACGGTGGAGCCATTGGCCCGATATTTTAATGCGTGGCTAGTGGTGTTGTACCAAACATCCCCCTCTACGGGGCTCGCAGGGTCAGAAGACGACACCAAGCTCACAGGGTGATAATTTGTCCCATCATTGGTTAATTCCCACCAGTCGTTAGTTTCGTTCCACCGGATTCGAACATTGGTAGCACTGCCGCGCTCTAGCTCTATACCGCCGTGGTCTGTTGACCCTGGCGAACTGGCGTAGGCATTGCGCAGAATCACATACAGCCCATCCACCTTGCTATTGGTGGCCGTGGTGCCCAGAATGCTATTGGTGGCGTCTTGCAACGTGACGTCATTGTTGTACAGCTCGACGAAGTTTGTTTCTACTGGCGTCGCGTCTCCACTATCCCCGTTACTGATAGTACGGGACTTGGTGGTTACAGATATGGTCATCTAAAATAACCCCGTGATCTCGGTAATAAACTCCAGCTCAAAAATATCCAGAGATTCATCAAGGCCCGACTGGGTGATGATGAGTTGGATATTTTGAAAATCTCCACCAGGAAAGAATTTGGGGAATCGGATAGGGGCAGCGCCCCAAGTAAACGAACCCCAAGTAAACGACCCCCACGTGTAGGCCCCTGACGCCGTTTGGATGTTGTGCGATGTGCCTGTGGATATGCCGTAATTCAGCTTGGTAGACACCCCGACGTTGTAAGTGCCATTGCCACGAATCATCATCCTGGCTTGGCGAATATGCTTAAACAGGCTTGGGTCCCCAAAGTCCATATACCCTGTCTTGTAGAATGCGTTAATGGGGTAGTTATTAAAGTTGTAATTTGAGCCGTGGTTGTAAATCTTGCCGTTGCTGTCACCGTGATACCACGTGCCATCACTATCAATAAAGCTAGCAGTACAATCTTGCCCGGTGTACCAGCGCTCTTTGTACCAGCAATTTAACCGGGTATCAAAGTGCCAAATAACATTGGGGGTGCTTTTACCTGCTTCTGGCACCGCAAACGATATGCGCGTCTTCTTCCAGTCGTACCATGCCATAGAGGTGCTTAATGCAGTGGCGTTTAGTGACTGAAAGTCAGGCCGCACCCGCTCACTTAAATAGGTGTATTGCAGGTTAACGAACGTGCTGTCTGTCTTGTAGCTTGTCACACCCCTGGGGGTTAAATAAGCCACATCCGATCCGAACTGAACAGCACTTCTAAAACTTGAGCCGCCGGTGTCTTGGTTGGTTCTAACGTAGGTGTAGGGGTTGCCAGTACTGCCATCCCCAATAATCACACCGGCTGATCGTTCTTTGGTCACCAGAATGACAGGCTCAAGCGTGCCGGGGATAAAGTACTTGTTAATGCTGACTATTTTCTGGCCATCGTTCACATCGCACTGAACGAAGTTGGCCGCATACCCTGCCCCAATAGTCCCCGCATCTGAGTAATAAACCAGGGATGGGTTGGAGGATGCACTGAATATCCATAGCCGATTTTGATACCAAAGCGATTGCCTTGCCCCTGATGGTGGTGTGCCCCCTAGGCTGGCCACTGATGCGCCATCGTAAGTAACTGGGGTGTTTACCCCATCGCAGATAATGCACTTGTCCAGGGCCGTCTCAAAGTGGGTATAGGCACCACTGTCGATTGTGGCCCCAATATCCGTAGGCGTCCCGGCAACCAGTTTGTATACCTTGGTTGTTTGGCTGTACAAAAATAGGCTGGTACCACCGGATTGAATATAGCGATAAAGCCCGGTTATTTTGTTGGCGCTGGCGGTGTTGTAGTAAAGGGAGAACCCAGTGGTTTTTGACTGGCCCCCACGGTTCAAAGGGATGAAGTTTTCAATGTCTTCGGCTTCAGCCTGAACGCCTGATCCGTTGTAATCAAACGAGGCTAGGGCGTTAATCTCTGAAACCGAGTTAATGCCGCCGCTTAAGTTGTTTAAGCGGTAGGTTTTTGCCTTGCTGGCCATCTTAGAACGCCGCTGGTATTTGAAGCGCGATGCCCGAGTCTTGCTTCATATCGGCTAAAAGGTCGCCCACCTTGTTGAGGTATGCCGCCATTTTTGCTTGCGCGTCAGGGCGTCCCAAGCGGTCTAACAGGTAGGCGTAAACTCCCTCACGAAACACGTCCTCATCCCCCACCTGGCACAATAGCGTGTCAGTTGTGGCGGTGACGAGCGGCATATCACGCAGGTAATAGACTTTAATGGTGTAGTCCTGATCGGGGATAGTGCTTAGTTCTAGGCTGTTTCCATACTTAGCCCAGTGGAGCGGTTCCCCGGTTTGGACTGCATCACGGCGGTAGCGCTCCTGAAAGCGCCGCCAATTCATCTGGATTAATTCTTGCTTGTGGTTGGTGGCCTCTTTGCGTATCCGTAAAATACGCTTAGGGTCCAAGTCGCTAGCCACGCTGCTAAAGGTGTACTGATAGACGCCGCCCGAGTAAGTTAAGTCGGCGCTCGTCTCAGTAAACCAATAAGCCCCTTTACGGTTCATCTCTTGGATGACCGTGTTCAATAGGTCTTGCGCTATTGAGTAGGGGAAGTCCGTCATACTAAAGCTGCTTAGGGTTTGGTCTAAGTTCGCTTGCCTGTATGCCGACTCGCAAATGTCTAGCGCAGAGGTTGCCATTAGCTATTGGCCTTTGCCACGCCAATCAACACCTCAGCCACATCGTCAGGCACTTCCACTTGCTTGTCGCAGGGGACGTCAGTTTCAACACCATTGATGCTGACTTTGATGGTCTTGCTTTTGTCAGGATGAGTCGTTGCGGCAACCCATTCGGACTTCACAAAAACAAACTGATGGCCTTCTTTAGGGCCGACCACTTTATTGGTCTTGAGTTCTGCAATTTCAGCCTTGAGGGCTTCAATCTCTAGCTCAAGGTCATGCTTGGTTTTTGCCTTTGGCTTGGGCTCCACAACCTCATCCAAGGCCGGATCAAATTCTTCTGGCATGATTATCTCCTAAATAAGGGTACTTTAACGGTCCAATCCGTTCGGGCTTCTAGCTTTCGCCGTGCATCCTCGGATCTCTTTAAAATCTCGTATACCGACTGAGGGACGCTTACCCTCTCTTCTGCCGGTATTTGCCACTGGACGCCGTTAATGTTGACGCACCGGGCAATATAGCTAATTGAGCCGTCCGCATTGACGATAGGCTCGTCATGCTCCTCATCACGGTCAAAATAGACCTCTACCGTCGGCTCTTTGTATAACTTGTCAGCCGTTTCAAGGTCTTGGCCGTCGGCTTCTTGGATTTGCCGGAGTCGTTGCTCTCGGATTTTTGTCTCAGTCACTACCTACCTCCTTAATAATGCGCACCCCAAGCAGGGCAGCCCGAAGGCCGCCCCGCAAGGAGGTGAGCGAGTTTATGCGGTTACACCGTGCTCGATACGGGTCATGAAGTTGTCGTTCAGGATTTTGGCCTGGAAGACAGACTTCCAACCGATGGTGGCACGCTGATCCAATGGGTCAGCAGTACCGCCAGACCCAAGCGGCTTCACATAGGTTTTGAATTTACCCGTGCCGCCTACGTCCACAACCCCAAAGGAGTTTTGGCCTACGACCATGGAGCCGTAAACGTCAGCACCGCCAGAGCCCTCACCGGTAAACACCGGGCAAAGGGTGGACTGGAACACCTGGCAACCTTCAATCATCCCAAGCGAACCTTCAAACAGAAGATCCGGGCGGATGTTCTGCTGCATGGTTTTCCACTCAGAATCATTTTTCAGGTCGTATACGGCGTTAGGGTGCAAGAAGATGTAGTAATTGCCCTGGGCAATCTTCTTGTTCTGCTCAGCACCACTAAAGCGCATAGTGTTGTTGCGGTCTAAGTTACGCACGGCTTTGCGAATCAGGGCAACGGTGATGGTGTTGCTGGCGGCTTGCGAACCACGAGACGAACCCGTAGCGTACAAGACCGAAGTCCCAGCCTTCATCACGTTAACCACCAGGGTCTCTACCGATTCCCCGGCGTGTTGGCCAAAGACGCGCACCGACTCTGCGATAACAGGGTCAATACCCACCAAGTCCAGCATGTCAGACACTTCACCGTAGGCACCGTATTGGGCCAAGGTGGCAGTGACTTCGGACTGGCTTAGCGCTGTACTGGCAGGCGTCACGCCCTCAGTTAACGCAGTTGTGCTAACGGTTAAAGCGTTAAAACGACGCCACCGGATGGTATTCCCGTCATTTTTACGCAGGTTTTTCTTTTGACCGGCGTCATAGAATACCTGGGCCGCTTGGGCACGGTATAACAAGTCGCGGTCATAAAAATTAGCCGCTTCATATGAAAGCGTTGATAAAGTATCAACCATTGGAAAGACTCCTTAGAACCCCGCCTGCTTGCGCAGTACGGACTCGTAGTACTTGGGCCAGTCGGAGTCAGGGATGTCGAAGGCGGTCTTTGGCTGGCTCGTCGGGGGCGAACTCCCGGCGATATCCAAGCTCATTGCCATCCGTTTGGAGGCATCGCCTTGCTGGGCCTGACTCGTATTGGATAGGCCTAGGCTTTCCTTCACAGTTGATATGGCAGCGTCTAGCGCTTCTTCAAAGGACGGGTTGCGCCCTAACTTCTGGTACAACTGAGCGCCGGCGGTTTGCATCGCCACATCCCAATTCACCAGGTGCTCCACCTTTGCCAATTCAGGGTTTTTACTGCGTCGGTCGGCAATCAAGGCCTCCGTCCGCGCTTCCTCTTTGGCTTTTTGCACGGCCATTTCAATTGTTTTGTCACGAAACCCGGCAGGGTCTTGGACGAACTCTTGCAATGGGTCTTGCTGTGGTTGCTGTTGGGGCTGCCCGCCAAATACGCGGGCCACGTCCTGTTGCCACCGTTTGGCGGCCTCCAGTTCCCGTCTAAGCTCTGCAATCTCTGGAGAGGGTTGCGCAGGGGGCGCAGTGGTCTCTACAGGGGCAGTCGCCTCTTGGGATGGTTCTGGGGTTACCGACTCACTAGATGGCTCTGGCGTTACGCTGTCAAAATCAAACGAAATATCGTCTTCCATGTCGGAAGTACTCCTAGGCTAATCACTTGGCCGTAAGGAGGGCTTTCTCCCGCCACAGGTCACTCGGGCGAGTCGGTTGTCACTTAGATCTAGTCAGGCACTACCACTGGGGCTAATTCGCCCTCTACCTGGGTGCCTACAAACTCTCTTGCATACCGCTCTATGCGGTTGATAAGACTTAAAACGTGCTGTTTGACGGCTTGGTCTTTTGCCGCCTTGTAAGTGTCGTCTAGGCAAGCAATCTGGGGGGATGGCCTATTCAGGCATATCTCAAGCTCTGGCTTAAGCAACTCCTGCCACTGGGGGCTCTGTAGCAGCTCCCACGCCAGCTTGTTGCGCTTGTATTGCTTGCTGT